CGTCAATGATTGACCTGAAGGATTAGATCCAATAAATTGAATAAAATCACCATTGTAGGCAGTAACAGCACATGCCACTTCTGTTGCTATGACCCGCATTACACAGATGTCATCCTGAGTATAATTATCTGGAAAACACTGCGCAAACGAAATCATAATATCGAAAGCCACAAAAATTAATTGGGCGGGCATACGTAAATCATATTTGGAATAGTCACCAGCGTAACCGCGTTCCTTTCCAAATTTACGAATGTGCTTAAAAAGCTGGTCCATCTCCGGCCCGTGTGCATTAATACCTACTGCACACTCAGACATCAATGGATGTTGGGATAACATTCTCGCAATGGGTAAAAAATACTTTCTCATTGCAAGCTGTAACGGCATACTTGCCGCTTGGAAAACGCGCACCTTATCTTTTACGATAGGTGTGGGTTCGTCTTTCAAGCAAGCTTTAAAAGGACAATTATGTCTTTTAAATTGCCGTGCATTGGCCTCAAAAGCCGCCAATTCATCCCAATGTGTGGGTTCCAATGTGCGGGGGCAAGCATGCTCTTCATTCGGTTCCAACTCAATAATATCTTGAGATTTGGGCCCGCTAAGAGGAAATCCTCTGCTTGTTGCGAGATTCATACTATCAATGAAGCGTTTGCCGTCGATACCAGACACGATCTGCACTTCCGTCAACGGCTTCAGTTCCTTTAAATAATAGTCATATTTACTCTCTAACATATCTGTTATTGGTAAGATATAATCTTGTTTCGCACGTAGTAATAACGTGGGAGGAACTCCACTGGAAGGATTCGCTGAATAGACCAGCGATGCCCTCCATGGTACCCAAGCCTGATGACCGTTCGGTCCTCTAAACTTGGGTGGGCCCCACGTATTGGGGACCTTTGTCACCTCGTGTACTGTATCAGATATAATACTCGGAGTGACTTTGCTAATGGCAGTAGCACGGCCATTGCAGGTTCCTAAGATTTCCAGATTGCCCTGTTCAAGGAAATTTAGTGGACTCTTAGGATGGATTTGATCACCTATAATGTGGTCAACTCCATAGGAATGATGCTCCTCGTTAGCATCGGCAGCTTGAGTGGAAATCCCATCAAGCGCCATACGGTCTAAAGCACTTTGTACCTCCCGTCTTAATACGGTGGCACTAATACCATAGTCCGTATTCGTGCGTCCGCCCAAATGAAATCCACCGATATATGGTGCATTTTCATTTACGCACAAGACACCCGTACACAAACCATCGAATGTGTTCACAGGTGTCAATTTGTCATCAATCTTTTCTTGCAAATGATATTCAGAGCCATTAAAAGTACGTAGAGTTCCATTCTCGCCATCATATAACCCGTTGTTAACAACTTTAGGGTTTAATGTGACATAAAACTTACTCAACACGCCTTCTTTGCTCCGGTACAACATTGAAGACTGAGTTTTACCCTTAGGCAAAACATCAGGCAAGAAATTAACCATATTCTTAATAGAACCACTATTTGGGCAATCTATCAAGGCCAGATCGTGTGCACCAATACGTTGCACAAAATCCTGACTAATCACAGTATCAAACTTGTGATTGACGACATCAGACTCGCGACGAATAATCTCCAACTTTAAAGTGGAGGTTCCCGCGCGAGCAAACGCTCTATCCAACACATGCATAGGCATAATCAGCCGGTTTGAACAAATCAAAAATCCATCCGAACAGTACCCAGCGGTGCGTACACAACACACCGACCTGGCCACATGATTTTCCAAATGGGTTTGATTGGTAACCTTACCCAAAGGTAATGGTTTCTCAACTCTGGCTACTTTCCACATATTCACTTCCTCATCTCTCTGGTTCAAATCCGCTACCGTAGTAGGAGCCAAAGTTCCTTGATTAGAGTTAAATGAAATGTTTTGCCATACCTTATACAATGCGTAAAGAGAAGCGCAAGCGGCAACACCACCTATCAGATACCTAGCATTATTGTCGCGAATCCTTCTAAAAAATTCGGGAACATCTGCATGTTCTTCAATCAGGCGGTGCCTGGCGGTATCATATACAAAAAGACTTTGCATACCGTAAACAAAACCCTCGTAAATAAATTGTAAAAGGGCTAATATCATGGGTATTCTCAAATCTCCTGTCATATAATACCACGCTGCAGTTTTGCAGCAAAAAGACGACCAATTACGCAAACGCAACCATCGACGCCTAAATTCAAAATTTAATTCGTCTGTGATTGTATTCACGCGAGTTTCCATCATAAAACTCCATATTATGGGATTATTTTTGAAACTCTCAGGGACATATGTCGTCCACTTCAAAAACTTACTGTTTTCGAATTTACTCACTGTTCGCAACAGCGCATCAGAATGCTTATGGGATAAAGCATAAATTTGGTATGATGCCAACGTAAGTGTGTCGTCCACCTGATCGGACACCCATCCCGATATCCACTTGCCACACTGTGAGGCATGTTTATTTGTTAAACTGCTCCATGTCAATTGAATATCATTCTTTACCATCCGCCGCTTCCATTCACGGCGCGATAAACATGTAACTCTCTTGCAAAGGTCGTCCAAACCCTGTGCAGTTACACATCTACACAATTGCGTGGGTTTCCTACACTCCTCGCAATACGGTAAAGTTTTCCCTGTACCGCCACGCTTAACTATTTCCGCCTGCTCAGCAAAATGTTTCTTAGTGTCTTCCAGACAATATTCAACTACTTTAATAAGCGGAACATTTAATAACTTAACTCCGTTATGTTCAATGGGAACAAATATACATTGTTCGTTCTCCTTATTAAACTGACCAGAACCAGTCAAAGTCTTAGTTTTGCGTTCTTGTACCACGGCTTGGTATACATCACAATCCCACAAATCTGGAATATCCGGCTGCTGTACCACCCCATCAACTGTGTAGAAAGCATTAGCTTTCGCAGAATCGAGTGCACTAGAACCTTCCTTCCGGAATTGTGGTTTCACACGGGGAACAACGTGAACGTCCCCTCGTCTTAATACCGAAGCAGGGCAATTGGAATAAATATGGGCATCCAAATCCATAACATTACTCGTAACAGTGACAAACATGGGTTCAATAGAAACTTTACCCTTATCTGCCAAATCCGCCATCACGGCAGACTCACGAATATTATTGATAATCTTAATCAACATCATGGCAGGATTCCCCTCTACGAACTCGGACGTGGAGTTCGCAAAGTCGTCAAATTTCACAACCGTCATATACGATTTATAATTTGACATATATTTATCCGAAGAATTATACGTACAAACCTTGTCGTCATGTGCGTCGACTTTATTGTACGCAGCGCAGGTCTTATACAGAATATCGGTAACATCCGATTTTCCTAACCCACTACCACCTGTAACAAACATAGCATACGGACGGACTCTCAATCCTCCCGTAACTTTTGTTTGACGATAAGCACTATGTTTCGCTCTCAAGTTCTGCAATCTGGACAAAATCAATCGCTTTTCAGGAGGTGATGTAATAGTCTCATACATTAACGTAGTATCGCTAATACATTTTTCCATCCTGTAGTCAAAATCATGTGGACTAATGTCCGTAAATCTCTCTAAATTTCCTGGTAATGCGTATTCACACAAATCCAATAATTCAAGATATTCTTTGTCCAATCTGACTGCTGCACTGTGAGTAAACAGAAATGGCATAAATGAACCTGTTGCATAAGCAGCATATCCACTTTCTGCCAAAAACTGTAACGTTCTAAAAGTAGCATCTATCATACTGGTGGCGTGAACCTGTTCTTTGCGTGCTTCAATAGCAAACAATGTTAAATTCCCAAATTTGAGATTTATAGGTCCACAAACGCCCATCGTTACCAACATAGTTAATAAATCCTGTACCTTATCGGCACACGGATTACGAAGGGCTAATTGCCAGTTATCCCCAGCAGTGCGAAGGCTATCCAACCAACTTGGCGTAGCATCTTCACTTTGGGCCGTAATTCCTTCCTCCGCGGAAAGTGACAAATACCTAAGGATGGCCTTGCATACTCCTTCCGTAATAGCATCACGGTACTCAGTACGCAAAATCAAAAATAAGGTCGCCACAAATTGCTTAGTGGAATTACACTCAGACAATGCAGCATACGCTGCTACAACAACTTCCAATCGTTTCAGGACCTCTGGCGTTACATCGCCAGATCGTACCTTATTCCAGATATAAGAAGATGCCGCTCTTTCAAAAAGAGCCTGGGGTACCACGGGTTCCTCAATATCATCATCCAGTTCATATAAATCTGATACTGTATTAAGATCTTTGAGAAGCCAGTAATCACTCCCATAATTATCCTTCATGTACTCCTCACGCTCGCGAATCGCACGAGCAGCTACGGAATACGTCCCGCCCAACCTAAAATCTGTTGGGTAAATCTTGTTATACGTCTTGCCTTTGTTATCGTTTGTATAGTTTAAAAGTCCACTGCTCATTGTAATATAAAATCCAATGAGCCGAGTGAACAATTAAACCTAAAAAGAGGTTTAAAATTGTTCATCAAACGGCACGAGTTTTAACAAGGGAGGCCCCATACACTTCGAGTGCTGACACAGCTCTAAAAATAACGAAATTACTCTAACTAACTTGATGCATGTTAAAAAATAAAGATGTCAGTTTGTTTAAAATGTACAGGGCATTAAGGGCAAATGCCCGTCCCAAGCGTGTAACCGCGAACTAGGAGCACGCTCCTTCAAATCCACACGGTCCTCGAGCCTACGGCTCCGCGCCACCATAAATGGTGACGCGTGGGTGGGGGGTTGTGTCTTAAACGCCACACAACTGGCGCCGTCCAATAAAGGACAAATACACCACGAACAGGGCAAGCCATGCATTCGTGGGGCTGTAAGTTACAGCTTTAAATCTGGAGACTGTTTATAGTCGGTCTCCT